TTATGGGTAAACTATTACAATTTCCTATCAATAGAGTTGTTAGGAGTATTCCTGAGGCGCCAGAACTCAGCGAAGAAGAACAAGAAGAAATTAAAAAAGAAAAATTTATCGAACAACTAACAGAGCAATTATCTTTAGATATTCTCCATGTGTTTCAAGAAAATGTCGTGCATTTAAAAAGCGATTTGTTTCTTAAAGATTTAGCATTAGTTATCGAGTCAATCAAAAGTTTATTAAAAAGAGATTTTGGTAAACCACATCCGATGCAATCAATCACCGATAGTTTTATTAATATTGCTACCACAAAAGAGGGTAGAAAACTTACCGATATTAATTACGGTAAAATATTAAAAATAAAAAAAGCAGAAGTAAAAGAACCAGAAAAATCAGTAAGTATAGACTTTGATTTTGATTTAGAATAAGTGCTTTACTTTCTTTAGAAAGTGTGATACAATAAGATATATGATAATAGTTGATATAAACCAAATAATGATTTCTAACCTAATGGTTACTCTTAATAGAGATAGCATGGATTTAAGTGAAGATTTAGTCCGACACATGGTTCTTAATTCACTTCGAGCACACAATAAAAAATTCAGAAAAGAGTATGGCGAAATGGTCATTGCTTGCGATAGTAAGAATGTCTGGAGACGAGAGATATTTCCTAATTATAAAGCAGGTAGAAAAGCAAACAGAGCAAAATCAGAACACGATTGGGATGCTATATTTTCTATGTTGCATAATATTAAAGATGAGATTAAAACATTTTTACCTTACAAAGTTATAGAGATTGAAACAGCAGAAGCAGATGATATAATCGCAACACTAGTTAAAAAAACAAAAGGAGTTATTGCTCCGAATCATAAAAAAAATATATTGATACTATCGGGTGATAAAGATTTCATACAACTACATGGTCCGAATGTAAAACAATATAATCCTGTACTAAATAAATTTGTAGGTAAGGGTGAAAATCCAAGTCTATATATTAAAGAGCATATATTAAAAGGTGATCGAAGTGATGGTGTGCCTAATATATTATCAGATGACAATGTTTTTATTGAGGGTAGAAGGCAGAGACCTTTAAGTAAAAAGAAGATAAATAATTGGGTAGAGGAAGTTTTTATGACCTTTACCGAAGAAGAGCAAAAGAATTACGACCGAAATCGAAAATTAATTGATTTGAGTTGTATACCTCATGAACTTGAGGACAAAATTAATAATGAGTTTTTGAATGTCAAAGTAGCAAGTAGAGATAAAATACTCGGTTACTTTATAAACAAAAAACTTAAAACTTTAATCGAAGTCATTGATGAATTTTAGACTTCGAAAGAACTGTTAAGGAGAAAAAAATGGTTATAATTAGAAGAAATCCAGACGGCAGTATTGTTAGTCAAGACGGACAACCAACACAATCACACCCAGCATTAGCAACTAAAATGGGAGTACAAGCGCTATCAGAATCGGGTAGATCGGTGCCACCATTGATGAATGAGATTGCAACCAAGATAAACAATGCAAAAGATAAACCTAGAAAACTAAAAGTATTGAAAGATCACGATTCAGTACCATTAAGACAGGTTTTAAAGGGGGCATTTGATCCAAGTATAGAATGGTTATTACCAAAAGGTGATGTGCCATACACAGTAAATGAAGCACCAATAGGAACAGATCATACTTTGCTATCGCAAGAAGCAAAGAGATTATATCTATTCACAAAAGGTGGTGATAATACTTTATCTAATAATAAAAGAGAAACAATTTTTGTTCAAATGCTAGAAGGATTATCTGCTGATGAAGCAGAGTTTTTAGTTGCGGTTGTAAACAAAAAAGTCAACAACAAATACAAAGGCTTTACTGGCAATCTAGTGAGAGAAGCATTCGATTGGGATGAGAATTTTATGAAAAAAGAAAAGAAACCATCTTATCCAGTATAGAAAATAGTCATATTTTGTTACTTTAAAACCCTTATATTTCAATGATTTATCTAAGTTGTTGATTTATAAGGGTTTTTTTATTTAAGAAATCGCAGAAAACAAGGGTTTTTGCTGCCCGATAATGCTTGATTTATTGATAAAACTAGTGTATAGTATAAGAATAATAACAAAAAAAGAAAGACTATATTATGAAAAAACTTGAATTTAATAACCTTGACTTGATACTAGACTACATCAAGAATCCAGAACACAAAAATGTTCTGTTACTTTTAGAGTGTGCTATTAGAGAAGCAAAGACTTCTTCTAAATCTGAATTTCAAGTGGGCGACCACGTTATATTCGGTAGACCTAATGGTCGTAAAAGACCCGGTGTTATCGTAACTCTTAATCCTAAAAAGGCCGTTATCAAAGATACTAACCTTGGTGGCAAATGGCGTGTGCCTTACTCTATGCTGGAGGCAGCGTAATGAGAAATATTATATTGTTTTACGTTACCTTCGCATTATTAATTTGGTTTGGTTTCTATCAATGGAATGAACAACTAGCATTGGCGGCTGTTTAATATGTATTGCATGATATCAATTAAAGACTCAGATAAACCTAAGATTTTAGATATTCAAGGCGTTACATGGTTTGAAACACAAGAATTATTATTTCAATATTATATGTTTTTAAAACCTGAATTGAGAGAAGAATATGTTTATCCAGTTGAAGAACGAGATTTACCTGCTTTTGAAAATGTAACACCTGAAGATATACAAATCGCAAAATATAAAACAAGACTACTCAGTAATACACCTGAACCGGGTGTAACTGTATATAATAATGGAGAATAAATATAATTATGAAATTAAATAGATACGAAAAAAAAATAATCAAAGAAATAGTTGACAGCCGTAAGGGCATTTACGAAACACCTAAACGAAATAGACTATCATATAAACCTTGTAAAGAGTATGACGCTGCTCTTTCTTTGTTTATGAAAAAACTTATATATGCAGAAGCAACAAACGAATTAGAGTTTGAAGGTCCTGCTACACCTGATCCACTATTCAGATGGTTCACTTGTAAGTTATATAAACCATATGCAACGAAAAGAGAATTGAGGAAACTACTATGAAATACTTTTCAACAATCTTAACAATCTTAGGTATATACTTTTTTGTATATGCCTGTGCTGAAAAACCATGTACCGATGATGGTTGTGAAAATTTTAATGAACTAACAATACCAGAACCTCTAGAAGATATTAGAGGTGAGATAAAGATATATGAAAAGTTAGTTGTGCCTGTAATTAAAACAGAATCAAAAGATCAATTCGTATATTCTTTAAATGAATGTATAGATTATCTTTACACAAACGAAATAAGTCCTGAGCATAGAGTCCCTAAGGAGTTAATTATCGCTCAAGCAGCGATTGAAACTGGTTGGGGTAAATCAAGATTTGCAAATAAAGGTAATAATTTATTTGGTATTCGAACATGGAATATTGACGAACCATATTTACTACCAATACCTTGGACAGAATGGCCAGGTTGGGGTGTAAAGGTTTATGAAACTAGATGTGATAGTGTTCGTGATTATTTAAGAATATTAAATGAAGTTTTTGCTTTTTCAGATTTTAGAGAAGCAAGAGCAAATGGTGAAGATGATGCTTTAGTATTAGCAGATCACCTTTCACTATATGCTAGTAATCAAAACTATACCGAACTAGTGAAGAAGGTAATCAAATATAATATAAGGGGTGAATATGATATATAATGAAGAACTATATTGGAGAAGAATTAAAAATCTCTATAAAGCGTGGCAAAATGCTGAAGATCCAGACTTCAAAAGATTGTGGATGGATAAACTTCAAACCTTAATGCAACAGGTTGACAAAGCAACTTTTATCTGATATAATACAAACATGAACATTTTTTATTTACATAATGACACTAAACTATGTGCTGAACAGCATGTTGATAAACACGTGGTTAAGATGATTGTAGAGTATGCTCAATTATTATCTACAGCACATAGAATGATTGACGGTGAAGAATATATAGGTAAAAGTAAAACTGGTCGTAAAGTTAAACGATATAGAATGACTAATCCTAATTTAGATAAAACAGTTTATCTAGCAGTACATTATCATCACCCATCTGCTGTGTGGGCAAGAGAAACTAAATCACAGTACGAATGGTTATACTCTTTATTTGTAGAACTAGGTAAAGAATACACACATAGATATGGCAAGATACATAGTACAAATGCTTTATTGAATGATATATTATCTAATGCACCTAAGAATATCAAACAAGAAGGTTGGCGAGAACCACCACCTGCTATGCAACATTATCCACAATGTATAGTACAAGGTGATAGTATTCAATCTTATAAAAATTATTACATTGAAGCAAAAGCATATTTTGCTAAATGGTCTAAACGAGAAAAACCAGAATGGTTTGTAGGGAGTATGACATGAGAGAATTTATAGTAAGTGGTTGGGAAGGCGTGATGAATATGAATAGAAATCCATTACGGCATATTCCTGATATGCAAGTAAGACATTTAATATTACAGATACTAGCGTGGATGTGGTGTATAACTTTCTCATTATTCTTTTCATCATGGTATGTCTTTGGTATAACAGTTGTAGGTCATTTTGTTTTAATACTTGCAATCGTTGTTACTGTGATTACCTTTACAGCAACTGAGCGAACATATAGATTTAAAGACGGATATCATTCTGCTAATCGAGGTAGAGATTATGTTATATATAGAGGATCAGATGGTAAACCATATAAAGTGAAACTGCCAGATAATGATCCGGGCGGTGAACATGATTAATCATGTAATGTCAATA